CACCTTTTGCACTACATTGTTCAATAATTTCAGAAAAATTAGGGATGTCAATTGCAACCCATTCACCATTTCTGGCAGTGAAATAGTTATAATTTGCGATTATCTCGTCAATGATTTGGCGAGTACTTCGTTCTTTATCACGGTCTATGGATAGTTTTTCTTCAATATTAACCATAATAGCCATTGATGCTTCTAAATCACCAATAAATACACCACAGTTAGTTTTACCATCACTTACTCTTCCAACCCGGCCAGTTGCTTGTTCAAAGAATTTTATGCTATCGCCAAGGTTGCGAAGAAATACAAAAGTGCCCAACTCTGGGATATTAGCGCCAGTGCAATCTCTAATACATGTCAATGTTAATGTGCTACCTACTGACTCTGCGATGTCATTTTTTCGTTGTCCCAAGTTATCCTCATACGCATCAAAGATCATACCTTGGAATACACCATGATGTATTAAAAGTGATTTTAATGCACTTATGTATACTTTTGCACTAGCTGATTTACTACCAGTTGGTAATGCTACCATGATATGTTGTTTGGCTTTTTCACATAATTCTGGTGCATTGAAGATACTTAAGCGATCACCATTTTCATCAAATGCACTACTGCCAAACATTCTAGTAAATAGCCACAGAATTGTTTTTTCATACTTGAACTTGTTGGTTTTTGCATGGAAAGAAAATAATTTCTGCCAGGTGAAACCTTCACTATCAGATTGCCAGTTATCATCAGTTTTAAGACGGGCGGTAATTTCTTTTACATCGATCCCATAAAAATTGAAATCTGGATAATTCATGAAATCACTATTAGGATTTGTTCGTTTGTCTTTATACAGGTCATTCCGTGTGAACAATGAATATTCAGACCTTGTGAAATGTTCAGCAGCTGTTTTTCCATAAATGAAGTCATATGGGGTACCTGTTACAAACAATTTGAAACATTCTGGGAAAGCACTATTTAATTGTTGCCACATCACATTGTTGGAGTTACTTAACATTTGGTGTGCCTCACCTATGCTAAAAGTGCCAATCCGATCAGAAAGTCCTGCGTATCTAGAATTTAACAAATTGCCTGATTTTTTTGCAATATCGTGGTAACTTCCAAATAATACTGGAACAATACCGTCGTCATGATACATTGGGATATCAGTTATTTTATCGATAATCACTGCGTTGGCTCTAACCATTTGTCTAGTTGCATAATTGCAATTATTGATATATGAATCATACCATTGGCGAGTTATGTAAATTTTTATTGTCGAAAAGTCAACAAATCCATAATCACCTACGTTGATGCCTGATACTGATGCTAATTCGTTGAGTAATTCACTTATAGTACTAGGAATTGTAGCAACAGCAACATTCACTTTATCATTTGTGAAATTTTTAATCTTGTGAATTTGAATCAACAACGCCAGCGTTGATGTTTCCTTTCCAGCCCCTGTTGCCGCAGCTAACAGATGCTTGTCGGTATTGATTATTTTGTTGAAACTATCTACCAAATAATCACGAGCATCATACGTTTTTAAGACTGGTGTATATGAACCATTTTTGATCATTTCATGTGCAATATTCCACTCTATGACAATATCAGTCCTCCAATTTGGGTTTGAAGTAATATATGATTCTGGTACTGGATGAAGTTCTAAACTTCTTCCTTCCATGTCATTAATGTAATACTTTTTCTTGATTGGCATTAAGTCACGAATTTCGTTATCATAACCTTTTCTGCAATTAACGTCGCCATCTTGAATGTTTGGATCATAGCATGGATCAACTGAAATAGCGTGATCAGTCATATCCCATACACCTAATAAGTTTTTTTCTTCAGTTAATGGTCCTCTGAATTTCCCAACTGACACGTCTAGTGCGTATTTTATAACTTCTTTGCGTGTGAATCCACGATGATCGCCGTATTTAACGAAAGTTTCATCATCAAGTTTGATTATTAGTGCATAAGTCCATAGTCTTTTCAGACCTGTGGATAATGCTTGTTGTTTAATTTTTAGTTTTTTCATTGCCTCTTCCGTGTGCCTTATAATTTCCATATATCGGAATCCATATCCGATGAGCCTATTTTATAACATAAAATTTATTCTGTCAACTAAAAAAGGGGGAATTTAATTCCCCCTTTTGTTATCTTTTTTTAGGTAATGCTTCTTTTTGAAGTTTTTTCTTTAATCGTGCCTTTGCTGCGCCTTTAGCCCGTTTGCGTTCGGTTGTTGGTTTCTCATAATATTCTTTGGCACGTAGGTCTTCTAATTTGCCTGATTCTTCTACTTTCTTTTTAAATTTACGAAGAGCCTGGTTGATATTATCGGTTTCTTTGATAACAACACCTGTTCTAGTCTTCCTGTTGATCATCATAATCGTCATCTTCTCCTTCATTGATGTCATTGTTTAATTCTTCAGCTACCCAATCCAAATTGTAAATCCTGTTTTTTGAAATTAAATTATATGGTGTTAATTCATCCGATGTAATATAAAATACATTAGGTTGTGCTAACAGGAAAGATACAAACGATCTGGTTAATTGATTACATGTATCTACATCTATGATTACGACATCAACCATATGTGATACACTCAATAACCAATCAATATCTGATTCATCGTGTTCATAAATAAACACGTTTAAATCATCGATACTTTTGCTCAGGATCGATTGGAATTGCTGTTTAACGTGCATAGATGGACTGACCAACAAGTAGCTTACGTTAAGATTGAAAATTTTATCTGGTGGGGTAATTATTGTAATTTTACCTAAATTCATTTTACCTTCTAATATAAGAAAATAATCACTAGAAAATATTTTCTAGTGATGTATTCATATTATTTATAATACCAAAGCTAATTCAGTAAGTTTAATGAAACTTTTTCAACTCCGCTGATATTTAGTGCAACTGCAGCACTTTTTGATAAATCCATAATTCTATTCTTGACCCATGGGCCTCTATCATTTATCCTAACAACAACTGATTTTTTATTTTTCAGGTTAGTTACCTTTACTTTACTTTGCAATGGGTATGATCGATGTGCTGCTGTCATTGCATATTGATTAAAAATCTCCCCGGATGCAGTTGGTCTGCCATGGAATTTTCTTCCATAGAAAGATGCTAATCCAACGTTTTTAGCAGGTTTTTTAATAGGTTCTTTCTTATTCTTGATTGCTGTCTTTTTCACAGCTTTTTTCACATTTGTGTGACTAACTTTTTTAGCAGTAGAATGGTGAGCAACATGCCCTTTTGCTTCTACCGCAAACGAAACTAAACTAATCATTAAGATTAGTGATAAAAGTGAATATTTCATTTTTTCTCCTTTCACTTGGTGTATCCTACAATAGCGATACATTACATTAAGGGAGATAACTGCCAAGGATTTAAACCCTGTGTCACTGGCGTTTTCTCCATCAGCCATAATATCTGTCACATATTATGCCTTTGGCGAGTATGGCTTCCCGACTTTCGGGTTTCTTATTGGCCAAGACTCGCGGGGTTGATACATCTTAATTCAACCCAACTATCTTATTTCGTTAGAAACTTAATTTTGTTACTATGTATTTAGCGTTAACTGAAAAGACATTGTACTATTAATGCAAATGGATGTCAACCCCAAATTAATGTTAAATCATCCAGTTTAATAAGTTGATTAGATTTGAAGTTATTAGAACTGAATTTTAACATGGATATAAGTACCGTCATCTCATCATCGGCGATATCTATTGTTTGAATAGATACCCAATTACTATTAAATTTCAAGTATTTGGGCATCATGTCAACTAATTCTACATCGAGTTCAAATGGTGTTTTTATTAAAAGTTTCATACACTTTCCATATGGTATAGTATTTACCATATATGCCTGCGTAATTTTATGATACTTTATGTACAATGAATGCAGTTTTCACGCCGTTAAACTGCAATGTTCTTGGGTCAAACGTTAATTTGAGAACATGATAGTTAGCTCTTAAACGTTGTTTAATAGAATCAAAGATTTCTTTTGATGATTTTGATCTACCTGATAATTGGTCAGCCAACCGTTTCACATCTTCTTTGTATAACAAAATTGAAGAGTTCTCATTAACATTGGTCTCGATGTGGGTAAATAGCTCGTTGATTTTTTCAGACCGTTTTTCGCTTTCTAATCTAAACTCATTATCTGTGTATTGAATACCAGCTGTTTTACCCTTGTTAAGATTGATTGGTGTTACGAACACTACTGGTAATGATGCTAATTTGGACATTGTTTGATCCTAAAAAATTGAAAAAACAATTATATCAATGTAAATCAATTCTGTCAATAGAAAAAATTAATTTGCAAATACATTGGGACTGCCAGTTAATGCAAATGACGGATCCCACGTACCGTGTCCGGTTGTCTGGTCATTTTGTCTATGCACTGGTTTGTTATTAATGAATACATTACTGCTCCCATCTTTAGCTTGGTCGCCGCATGTGAGTGAATCACCTACTCTAACTGCGGATTCATTATTCACAAAAACATTAGGACTACCAGTGTTATAGAATGTTTTATGATAAGGCCCTGGGTGCCCAGAATGGCCATTGTGATTATCGACATTTTTTCTTACAATACCGGTCATGCTGGTTTCTCCGGCCAGATAATTTCAAATGGGTATTTTTCTTGCAAGGTAATATCTCGAAGTGCTTGACGGTATGTTTGCCACTCGTTGTAGTTTTCTAATCTTGTAGATGCTGATACCGTGTCTGTCCAGTCACTCATTGATAGTAATTGCTGCCTCTTACTCAATACCTGGCGTTTAGCAGTCGCAGGGTCATCTTCCCATTGTTTTGTTTGCCAGTTGAATTCGCTGTAATCGTTGAGTTTTGGTGGTATATCTCGGATTTCTGCGGTTTCAACGTCTATATATTGAGTCGCATCATTAGCTTCCCCAAAGAGTATAAACTCTCCTTCTTGTTTTTGAAGAATGAGATATTCTTCTGGTGCATCTACTTGGCGCAATATTTGGCCATTTTGATTGTAATAAATTGCTTGCATTATCTTCTTGCTCCAAGGCAGCTTATATACCTATTATCTGCATTACCATTATAATCTCCATTCGTTAAAACTGATAATGTAAGTGTTTTAGAGGTGTTAGCTGGCAGCGTATAATTTATATTTGCATTTCCTTGCAGCCCCCCAGCAAAGCTATAACCATTAAGCCACCAAGCCTCATATAAAACAATGTCTCCACTTAACAATCTAACAATAAACGGCCCATAATCTACGGTGTAACATAAACCAAAAGGTATAATTAAAGATGTAGTTTCTGTAGTGCTCAACACTGGTATGGTAAGTGTCTGCACTGTTGTCCAAATTCCTTTAACCAGACCAATCGATGATATTGTATAAGCGTTCATTGGCACAGTAACTGCATTACCCGCAATCTTCAATGTTTCTACACTAGCATCAACAATATCGGCAGTTACTACTTTAAGTTTATTAACAGAAGCTCTATCTATTTGTGCATTACCGATAGCAGCATCTCCTATCTTGGCTTGTGTGATGGCTGCATTCTCTATCTGCGCAGAATTAATAGCAGCATTAGCAATATAAGTGATTACATTAGTGGAATTGATTTGATTTAAGTTTGCAAAAGCACCTGCTGGAGCTCCTGGTACATAGGCACTTGCTGTGGTCTGACTTGGAGCAGCTTCGCCGAAATAAGGTTGTGTTATCCACATCCAACTGTCAGCTTGACCAGCTTGGGTATTACCTTTTCTGAAATAGGGTTGTACATAAGCTGCGGTTGGGTCTGATATAAAGAAGATTGAGTATTGTGTATAATTACTTAAGTCCGTACCACCCGTAGCTGGTACATACCAAGAACTATAAGGTAGTGACCAATTACTTATATTATCCCCGTTTGAATTATATACAGCTACATACATTTCGATGCCGATACATCTGTGTGCAGCAATCCTGGCTGAAAATTCATATTTGGTATTAGGCTTAACTGCTATGCGTTGGTCATTAGTGCCCCAAGTACCACCATTATAAATATCAATTGCTATATCGTTTGAACCTATACCATCTTGTTCTATAGCAAGAGCATTGCCGCCTTTCGGTCTCCAATACGCATCAACCCCCCAAATAGTAGTAGAATCATTGAAATTGACTATATTTGCACCTCCCGGATTCCAACCTTGAAACCAACCTGTAATGCCTTTGAAATCAGTATTGACTAATCTATTAACACCTAACCCAGGTAAATTTGTTATCTCAGAGGAATAATCAACATTAGATTTTGTGGCCAATGATCCTTGGTTTCTAATACTAGCAGCATCAATCAAAGCATCAGCGTAATCTTGAGTTACAAGTTGCGGTGTAGAAGTAACAATATCAATCACCCAACCTGTTTCCCATACGCTTCGTGCAAAGTTTGAATACCCAGCAATAAAGTCTTTAACCATTACTTTTGGATAACTCCAAGAGCTGGTAGGTTCACCGATATAAATACAACATTTACCCAGTGTGGAATCATAGCCAAAGCGGACGCGATTATCTGCTGCAGTTGAACCTATTAAATTGGCTTCTGTGTTGTACCAAGTACCATTATCTTGATAGTTATAGCCTGCTAAATTTAAACTAAATGATTTATCAGAACTATAGGTATAGACATTCACCGTGAATTTCATCATAGTATCAGTGAAACCTTGCGGCAATATAATTCTGATCATGCCCGTGACAGCACCTTGATTTGAATTATAACTAGCCCCGATAGGACGAGCAACAAACAAAGTACTATTTTCTTCAATAACATTTGAAACTCTTGTGTCATTGTAGTTAGTTACATCCGCATAATCAGCAGGTCTTTTACCATCATTATTTTGTACATCAGACCATTTTTGCTGTGCATTTAGTAACGCAGAATAACCAAGATTGTCAAACAATTTACTTTCTGTGCCATCCACAACTTCAACAACAGGATAACCAAATACTTGTGTTTCTCCTGCAGTTCCACAGTAAAACTGATAAGCACGAGTGCCTGTGTATTCAACATCACTTGCCCAACAATAATTCCATCTTTCAGCGATCAGTTCACCTGTGGTCAAATCGAATATACCTGAACCAGCATTGGTGTTCCCCGTACTTCCAGCCGGAAACACATAACCAACCAACAAATACCAACGATTTGCCACGAGACCAACGCGTTGCCCATAAACAAAATAAGGATTACTATCTTTATTACTTGTGTTTAAAGCACAAACTGTATCTCCACCAATACCCCAATAATATGAACCAGTAGTGCCACTTGTTATTTTGACGGGAACCGCAAATCTATATGATTTATTTTTATCGACTTTAAACCAATTTTTACCGGCATTTGCATCAGCATTCCAGCCACCGTCAGCAGCATTGTCACCGTTAGATGTACATTTCCAGACAGGAACACGAGTGCCTGTTTGATTTGTGTCATACTCTATGGAATTTTCTGTAGCAGCTCCAATAAAAAGCCAAGGAGGAGTTTGACCAACAATCCAAGTATCTGTTTGAAGGTTATTGAACATCAAATCATTACTGGGTTGTCCTGAGATGTTAGTGCCCCAAGTGGCACCGACAGTTGCACCAGCCGCCGCAGATGATTTTTCTAATCTAACTATTGTATAATCATCCGTGTAGGTTTGACTATTATAAGTTACCGTAACAGTGACTTTTGCTGATTTTGAAGTTCCAAAATGTGTAGCAGATATCGTTTGTGATGATGTGCCACTATTAGAAGGTGCAGTTTGAAATCCAGAAAATGTCCAAGAATAAATTGGGCTAGTCATATTGATAATATTTGCTGTGAAAATAATATCAGCCTGTCCAGCATCTATTGTGCCATCGGTTGCAGTAAATGAAACTTCACGGTTAGATGTGATAGAAACAGTAGAGCCTAATCCAGATTGGCCATCCGTGCCTGCTTTAGATTTACTAAATGTTTGTGATTTGACAATTGTAAAGGCAGTATTACTAGCAGATTTGCCAGTTATGGTATATGTAATACTAGAGGTATCAATATTATTAGCCACGCCTGAATGATCACCTACTGTTAAATAAGTACCAGAATCAGTTAAAGATCCTCTTGTTATATTAGTAGCAGTGGATGTAACAGTCCATGTTCCAGCAGAGGTGCCAACCCCGTCATATGATAATTGGGTTGCGCCTTCGTACACATAAACATTAGTACCAGACCCAGTGTACGAACCTACTACTCCGGTAGAGGTTGCTGGAAATGTAAATGATTCGTTTGATAATATCGCTGAAATCCCATTAGTGCCATTCGTTCCATTAGTGCCATTAACAACAAACAATACCGGTGTCCCCCATGTTCCACCAGTACTAGATGTATTGGGTGGTATTATACTAAATGTATAAGTTGCAGCCCATGTTGGCGTAGTGGTAGATGTTGGAATTGACGCTGACCAGATTGTAGCACCGGTGGATGGGTTAGTTGCTGGATTTGGATCAGTTGGTACGGTTAACACTTGTGTGCTAAAATTATAAGAACCCCCTGATGGTGTGTCTGGTTGACCAACTTGTTGAGCATAAACTGTGGCAGTATAAAAACTGCCACCATCATTGACATCAACTATTGTAATTTCGCCACTTGAAACTTTTGTTGCCATGTATATCCTTATGGTCTGTTTGCATCCACGGTGATTCTGGATTTGAAATCTACTTCGTCACCTGACAAAGTTATCGAAGCACCTGCGGAAGTTGTTCTAGTACCACCTGTGACACAGCCGTATAATTTACCACCACTAAATGTTGTAGTAGATGAAGGCGCTGGGAAATTAGTGAAACTTAACCATGATGAATTTGTAGATGGGGTTCTGATAGTGACGGCATTAGTGGTACTAGATGCAACTTCATAAAAATAAGCACTACCATCTGCTGCTACACATTTAATAATATCACCAGCTGCAAAAGCATAAGATGTACCAGAATAGCTAATTACAGCAGAGTTGCCTGGTGTTGCAACACCGGTGATTGGTGCACCACCTGCGGTTGATATTTTGCTAGTATCAATAAAAGCGCCACGTTTACCATTTTTATCCCAAAAATACCAAGTAAAAGACCATCCAGTTAATGTTACAGCAGAATCGCCATACCAAACTGATGGTGTTAAATTGGTGCTGCCTTTACCATTCTGTAATTTGTCACCTGAATCAGAATTGATAGTACAGGTATACGGATCAGATACATCATAAATTGTAAAATAAGTTGAATAAGTTTTAGAATCAGAGTCAGTGACATCAACTCGATATATACCAATTTTAGTAACTGCATTTTCATTAATTACTAACGTATTATAGGTTGTAGATGCACCAGCAGCTGGGATATTTACGTTTAACTCCGCTAAAGATCCAGTAGGAATGGTAGGTGATGCAACTGTTTTAAAGCCATATTCTGTGCCAACGTTAGCTAGTGTAGCATCAATCAAGGTACCACCGTTATTTTCGTACCACTTATAAGTAATCCCAGATGTATCAACCACCCCACCTGCGCGAATAAGGTCAACCGAAATGGCAGTATTTGATTTAGATGAGGTTGTTGATTTTTCAATACTATTGGATCCACGTGTCATAATATAAACAGCATTAGTACCAGTTTTCACTGTATTCAATGTGATACTGCATGTGATATGTGTAGTTAATGTGGTACGTGCATCATAGTAATCTGCATCGAAAAACACAGTAAATGTGCCAACGGTATCTAGTAAATTAGCACCGAGTACAAAAGTGGATGAAGTGGTAGCACCGGCTGCACCGGGTGTGATTGTAAATGGGGCATTAACGACAACATATGAATTATTAACAAAACTGGTTGAGGTCGAAGCAGTAGTTAATGCGGCACCACCTTGAGTAAGTGCAAATTGTTTATTGGTTAATGCAGCCCATACTTCTGCTGTAGTTAATCCAGAAATACTAATTACTGGAGTAATCGTAAGTGCAGAAGAAGAATAGTTTGGAGTAAATGAAAGTGTACTTTCATCTTTTGTAAAAATTTGTTGAGTCCCACCACTTGAAGATAAGTATGCAGCGATAGAACGTGCATCGTTATTATCTACAATGGTAATTTGACCAGTTGAAACTAATGTTGCCATGTATATATGTCCTCTATTTTTATTTAGGTTGGATTCACAATGTCACAGAAAAAACTTGCTTGTGAATTTACGTCATCTATATTTATGAAAATTTGCTTGTATCCGCTATTATATGCGGCATTCCAAGTTTCATCATCATTTGGAATTTCTTTTGGAATAACTGAAACACGCCGCCATCTAAACCAACTAGCAGGAGTAATTTCTGTTACATCAACGCCATTTAAAAATAAATGTGCTTTTAACGTTGATGTTTTTGATTGACCAACCCGAAATTCTGTGCCATTTGTTGATTCAATAATCAACAAATAAGCCTCGCCATTTTTGCCATTAAATACTACATTAATAGTCTGTGAATCTAATAAAACCGCCCCGGATATAACACTTTGATTGTACAATTTTACAGTAACACTGGATGCATTCGAATTACTTGGTAACGTTAAGACATAGGGCGATGTTGATACATCAATTGCAGTGGTTGCTTCAACCCCATTATTTGGAGTAACTGTAATCCATCCGTAATATGATGTTGTATATGCAGCATTATCCGTCATTTTTCCGTAAATGGTAATTGGCGTGTAGTTACCTTCACTAACTGCATCTGCTGCACTTTTGACAATAACGGCGGCATCGGTTTCTATGGAATATGATGGAGGAATAACTGCAGTTGTGCCAGCCTTTGATTTACTAAATGATTGATTGGTGATGATTGAAAAATCGTCCCCATTCATTCGTTTACCAATAATAGTATATGTTATTGATGCACTATTAATATTAGCAGCCATGCCAGAATGATACCCAACCGTGACATAATCACCAGAATCAATTAAACTACCAACTGTTATGTTTGTTGATATTGTTTCAACCCGCCATGTGCCAGCGGTGGTACCAGTTCCGTCGTATTCTAACTTAATGGTCCCTTCAAAAACTGTTAGTGATGTTCCAGAATCAATATAAGATTCAGTTGGTACTGTACCATCTGAATAAGCTGATAGTGTGTGAGATTGATTAGGATTTATTACACTAATAGCATCCAGTGATTTAGAGCCAGATGTAGTCCAAAATGAATTAGATTGCGCCGGTAATATAGGTAAAATATGATTGGATAGGTTTGAATTATGATTAGCCGTACATATCCAACTATAACCAGCATTGTCGGTGACAATATCCCCAACTGAATAATTATGTGATGGTTCCCAGAAGCCAACATATACATTTCTGGTGGCATTACTTTGTGGTTTACCAGTGCCATATATATAATCCCATGCGGCACCACCGCTTGCCATTGTTACATTACCATCACTATCTTTAATAATAATAGAATTAAAGATAGCAGTACCGCTTTTATCAATACGCCAACCTGAAAATGTTCCACTATCAGAATAGTTTTCAGATTGGATATATTCGCCAATATGAGCATTAGTTATTGAAGCATTCTGGATATACGCACTATCCATGTAAATACCAGGATCAATTAACACACCATTAATGGTAGTTGGTGTGGTTTGTACAACGAATGGTACGATTGGGTTGAATAAATCCCACGAAATGCCATTATATAAATAGGTATGTTTGGTAGTCGAATTGAACCAAGTATCGCCGTTGTTAGGTGATACTGGAGTGGTTGGTGATGAAAATGTAGTCGGTGCCGAAATCCAAAATGTGTCGGCATTAACACCAAACGCCGATTCTGTTGCAGATGATGCCAATCCAAACCCAGAAATCCTACCATTAACATCAACTTTTAATGTATATTGTGCATATAAACTACTAATGTCTTCGGAAACGGTAGTGAACTTTTGCTCAATAGTTGCATCGGTGTTATCAACACCATTCAATCTGGAACTAATCTGTGTGACTAAATCTGCCATATCTGCATTAGTTAACGCAAGAGTAGTAATCTGTGAACTATTGGATTCTGATGTTGTTACTAGTTGATTGAGTGTGCTAGAATAATTTGCAGTAGTGGTATTAATGGACGTAATAGCTGATTGCATGTTATCAACTTTGGTCAGCATTTGTCCAAGGGATTCAGCTTGGGTTGCAGAAGCAGTATTAAGACTTGATATACTAGATTCAGCGTTAGCAGTTCTTGATAACAGACTTGTAAATGTCTGTGCTTGTTCGGCTACTGTAGTATTAAGACTTGATATACTAGATTCAGCGTTAGTTGTTCTTGTTAATAAATTATTTAATGTTTGCGCTTGTGCTGCAGTGGTAGTACTAACATCAGTAATTGCAGATTCATTTGTACCAACCCTGGCCAACAGTTGAGACAATTCTGTGGCTTGTGCTTGGGTTACTTGTGAAAGATTAACTATTGATGATGACATATTCCCAACATTCACCCCCAATGTTGATAAATCACTCGCAATTGCGGTATCTCCTGCTATTCGGGCAGTACTTTCATTAGATACAAATGCTTCGGCGGTAAACCCAGAATTATTGAAATTGTTTAATCTTGTTGCGACTGTTGTAATATCAGAAGCTAATGCAGTAGTCGCGGTAGTTCTTGATATTGATTCTTGTTCAATAGCACTAGCATTGCCAGCAAGGGATGAATGTATGGTTGTTATATCAGACGCTAATGATTCATAGCTGTTTTGTCTAATTAATTTTTCTGCATCAATCGCTGCTCTTCTATTAGTTGCTTCATTTAATATTTCAGTTGCGCGAGTTTGTGATTCTTCAAGTAATGAATCAGATAATGTGGCATATGTATTAACCAGTGAGGTGACATTATCTGCTACTATTTTTATGCGAGATGCAACACTATTTGCTAATGTATAATCGCCATCAATTAAATTAATTCGATCATGTAAATCTTTATACAAATGTGTTTCGGTTATCTTGCCCGATAATAGTGCTAGAATATTTTCAGGTGTTAGCTCATTAGACCCAGTTGACCCAGATGCACCACTAGCACCGCTAGCACCGCTAGCTCCCCCAGATCCAGATCCACCACCTGATCCACTACCAGAGCCAACTGGTAACCCACCATAAGTAGCGCCATCGCCAACGAATATTTGTTTTAATGTGGTATCATAGATTATTTCGCCTGCCAATGGGCAAAATGCTAGTCTATCAGTAGTTGGACCACGTCTGAGTAAAATGCTTCCTTTAGAATTAGTTGTCATAGAATACCGTCACTATATCTTCAGGGCCATAAATTTTAGATGGATAGTAGGATGCAGTTCCGGCGAGCGGGATTTCACCCCCATCATGTAAAATTTCTGTTGGTAGTCCTTGAGTAAAATCGCCTCCATCCATACTTTGAACTATGGCAGATTCATATAGTACTTTTATTGGACCAGCATCCAATCCAGATGTGGTGAAAAGATTGTTTTTGTCGAAAGGTGCACCTGCTAATATTTTATAACCCATGACTTATTTATCAGAAATATTGAGTACATTATTTCTGAATTAGGTATTAGCAGGTGCTTGTGATTAAACGATGATACCAGTTGTTGATTTGGTATATTGAGAAGCTGATTCTTTATCAGAAGGTTCAAGAACAACGATAGTTGATCTAGCCAACTTGATATCCCTATCGGGATCTACTGTGAATAAATATGGGACCATGCCAATTCCATTATGACCACTTGCTAATACTTTTGGTTTTGAAACTTTGATGAAATCATTACGTTCTTCAACTAATGATGCAATCAATTCCTCGCCGGAGGTTAATTTTACGGTGACTACTTCACCAGGTGAAACGCCTTTATCTATAATCATACTGCTTCCTGTAAATATTGTCTTAATTCTGTGAACCCGCCGATATAATTGCCATCGACGAAAATTTGTGGAACGGCTCGTGCGGTGGGAACGGCTTCGAGCAAATCTTCACGAGTCCATCTATCACCTGAAATGTTACGTTCTTCATATTCATAACCTTTCATTCGTAATAATGCTTTTGCTTGATCACAGAATGTGCATTGATCCTTTGACCAAACAATTGCTACATTTTTTGAATATGGCTTTGTTAAAAATCCTTCAGCATTGACCACATAATCTGCTGGAACTTGATCTGACATTTTATGCTCTCTCTACTTCTACAATAACATTACTACCGACTAATTCTTGAACAATTGATTCAACAGTTGATTCAAACTCTTCTCCAATTAGCGATTCTTTTAACGCATCATCATTTTTTACCAATTTGCTTAATTTAATTACTACTACTTCTTCTTGAACTTGTGCCATTTTTATTTCCTTATATTTGTGTTGTGTGAAGTACTATTATACATCATACTTCACACGTTGTCAAATCTATTATGCGTTTTTGAACGCATTTACTTTTGCTTTAATTCGGTCTAATTTGGATGGTTTAGCCTCCAAATAATTAACAGAAATATTCCTGAACTTCACCATTTCTTCGCGATCTTTTCGTCGTTGTTCTAGATACACTGTATTTTCTGGAATACCACCATGCTGTGGCATTGGCGGCAATTCTGGTTTAGGACTACCTACTATACTACAGACGGGTGCATTAATTTTGGTGATTGTATATTCACGTATGTTTTTCGCTAATGATTTTGAAATAGATCTAGGTTTATCAAAAAAATCAGCTACTGCAAACATAAATTTAACTGTGCGACACTCATACTTATCATCTACTGCTTTTATGTGTCCTTTGATTACTTTCATTTCTGATGCAATTTGCTCTAAATTTTGTAGTTCTAATGATTTGAATTTTTCAACTTCAGCTTTTGCTTTTATTAACTGTTCTTCAAGGGATTCTTTCCAAGCATCACTGATATCAGCACCTTTTAACTCTTCTTCTAACTTTTTAACTTTTTCTTTTGCTTTTTTTAACAAATAACTCATAATATACCTCAAATGTTTGGTAGTTCATCATAATTTAATTCGCTGCTCATCACACCAATTACATAACTAATCGATTCGCTTTCTTGTAAAGCGGTTTGTTTTTTACTAGGATCAGTATGACGTGTAAACCATGGTATTGGAGTGGTTTTTGGTGCAGTTCCTTGGTACTTAATACCAATTTCTTTTAATGAACCAACTGCTGTGTAATCGACAAAATCTTTTAAGATATTGGCATTTAACCCGATCACTGGTCCTTTCATAAACAAGTAATCTGCCCAAGATTTTTCTTCTCTGATCACTGATTCGTAGATACCATATACTTCACGTTCTAACCGTACTTTAGCTGCTGCAAATCTTGGATCATCTTTAACTAATTGATTAATAATATAAGCAGTCCAGTCTTTGTGTAATAATTCATCTTGTAAAATTAATGAAATTATATTACCATTTCCGATGAATAGTTTATTCTCTACCATGGCTAAACTAGTAGCAAATGATACCATAAATCGGAAAGCTTCTAATGCATAACTAGCATGTAAAGCCAACCAAATGTGATCTATATGTGCTTCTTCGTTGTAGAGGAAGTTAACAGTATCTTTTACTTCTGCTAGGCAGTTATATTTGTGAAGTTTGTCATAATATTTACCAACACTAGATGCCATGTCGATAATTTCTTTTGTGTCATGAATGGTATTGAATACTTCTTTTGGCACATTGTAAATATTTCTAATAATATGGCTATAACTGCGGCTATGAATGTTTGTTTCAAAAAACCCCCAATTATACATTAATGCTTCGACTTCTGGAACCGAGCATACTGGTGTGAACACTTGGGTTGGCCCACGTCCCTGTAAACTGTCTAATGCAGTTTGTCTTAATACATTGCTAGTGAAAATATGTTTAACAGCATCACTTGCATCTTTGAAATCATTGGCATCTTTACTCAATGAAATTTCTTCTGGTACCCAAAAGAAACCACGAGCAGTTTGTTCAAATTTTTGAATTTTGGGATATCGGACTTCTTCAAACCGTTGAATAGTTACTGGCCCTGCTGGGTCAAGGAACATTTTACGATTTAAATAATCTGTTTGTGTTTTTAAGTTATATTGTTGTTCTGACATTCCTTGTCCTTATTCGTCTGGTAATCTTCTTTCGTGATAAATTACTAATGCATCTTCTAGTAATTCGATTTGTTTTTCAATCCTCCATTTTACTAGAGGATCGGTTTCTGTTTCTAATTTTTGTTTTAGATGTTCTATATCAGGTATTTTGTTCATCGATATAAGCTTGCAACCCTTCATTAAAAATATTCCCACCATTTGTAGCCATATAGCCGGTTACTGAACTATGGTCTTCAAATTTAACAATCCATTTTTTATTTAATTTACTAAATCTAAAAACAAATAATTTAGAACCTAATTCGGTCATTGGGATCTTCTTTCCATATCTAACTTTAAATCCAAAACTTCTTGTATCAGACAACGGATAAAAATTAAATCCATTATGTAGTTTATTTCCTTCTTTTAAAATGTGAATCATATTATTCTCCATTATAATTTGCAAGATTCGCAATCTGCTTCACCTTCATCAATACCGCTTGGTAAATCAACTTCATCTTCTGCTTTTGAACCAGCTTTATCTATAAGTGAGTAATAAAAGGTTTTTAGTCCCCATTTATGTCCTAACATCAAATTTTTCGCAATTAATGTTCCTGGTACTTTTCTATCTGGAAAGTGTTTAGGCGAATAAAAAGTATTCACTGAGATTGCTTGATCGACATATGCTGCTAAAACAGATGCAGTTTTTAAGTAACCTATGCAATCAGTCTGGTCCCATAGTAACTGATATTTATTTTTCAGTTTATGGTATTCTGGAACTACTTGCGTTAATGATGCAGCTTTTGATTCTTTGGTTTGAATTAACTGCATTGGCATTTCAATTCCATTTGTGCTATTGATAACAACAGAACTGGATTCAACTGGTGCGATAGCCATTTGTGTGGCATTTCTAACTCCATATTGTTTCATACTAGCTCGTAAGGTTTCCCAGTCTAATTCTGGTGTGAAATCAGTTAACTCATTAACACCCTCTGCACGTAATTCCCATGGGAATATACCTTGGCCGTATCTCGTTAAATGACTATGCTCACACGCACCGCGTTCTTTTGCTAATTCAACACTGGATTCGGTGGTATAATATGCTAGATGTTCAATCCAACTTTTTACTTCTGATAGCATATCTGGATCACCGTATTTGAATCCACGTTTAGCAGCCCAGTATGCAAGATTTGTAATACCAATTCCTAGCGGTCTAATTTCATCATTAGATAATTTAGATTGGATTGATAAGAAGTCTTGGTAATCCAAAATATTGTTAAGACTGCGGTGTAGAATACGACACGCCCTACGCATATCTTCTGGGTTTCTGAAAGCCCCCCAGTTGATACTTCCAAGTGTGCATAAACTGATTTTTGGCACAGCACGGGTGCATTCTTTTTTAATTATTTTCATTAATTATTCCTTAATTATTCCTTAATAATTTTCCGTATTTTATTAAAATATATCTACTCTTTCCAGTACTAATAGATGCATCGACTAGTGAATTATAAATAATGCCATCAAATTCTATTTTTGGCAACGCTTTCAATCTCTTTGCAGTTTTAACAGATTCACTATTAATTTTATTTTTTTCTTCTGATGTCAGGTATCGATATGTGGCATATTCGTAAGGTACATTTCTAATATTTGTAAGTTTTTTACATTTATAGCCATGGTGATGACCACGCTTTCCTCTAGCAACAGCACTCATAGTTGATGGATTTAATGAATGTGTTTTACAAAAATCTAACATATTCCTTACTATAAGTGTGTCCCCGTCTGGTGTTATAATCTCCCAGGTATCTATTGATAAATTGGCTTTTTGGTTGCAGGTTAGGGTGCATCCTTTGTTCCAAGCTTTGCGAGTTCCAGTTTCAAATGCAATTTTATGTGCTTTGCTAATTTTATGACCAGACCCAGTATCCCCACCACCCGCTGATGGTGAAATGTTATAGTAAGTTTTACTATTAGCACAATCACGGGCGGTTAGATAAAATTGTTCTCGAATAAACAATTGTTCTTCGGATTGTACATATTCAACTATAACCCGGGTGAATATATCTATTCCATATTTTCTAACCGCATTTAAAAATCTATAACCACTGCCGGTATATCCATCGTCTATAGTTCCTTTATGTGACCCTAAATATTTCATACCATTTACATTATTAGTCCATTCGTAAATAAACCCAATATACATTATACATTCTCCTTTTATAATGTATTTATGTACATTAGGTTATGTTAACTATTACATTAGTAAATCTTTAATATCATCATCTTCGGTTAGTTCTCTAACTTTTTTCTTATCACCGTTAGCTAACAGAACTTTATGCTGTCCTGGTAATACCACATCAACGCCATTATCCAATGTTAATTTAAACTCACCTTCATCGTTTAATGACTTAAATGGAACTGAAGGCAACACTATCTCTGCACATAAATTTGATTGATAGATTGGGTGAATGTTAGTATCAAATGGTCCTTGATTTTGGACATTATCAACATACATTAGGTAAATACGCCCGGTATCAGTGCGTTCTTTAAGTAATCCACCTTTGAATACTTCTTCTGCTGAAATAACTTTTTTTCTTAAATCTTTGCGTTTTTCGTATTTTACGTATAATTCTTCAAATTGTGCATTATTTCTATAGAATGCTTCGTACAATTCTGGAACTTCATTTGGATCAAAGAATGTGATATTTTCTTTAGCTTTGAATCGTCTCCAAAATAGCGCCGATAATACAACCCCATAGTCCATATGTCTAACACGGGTTTCTTCTGTGCCTTGGTTATTTTTTAATACAATCAAATCATCAAATTGATAGTGCCAGATTGGGAAATATACTGTACAAGACGCATTTCTGATACCACCTTGGCTACAGCTTTTCAGATCACCAAACCATTTTTTTAAGAATGGAATCATGCCGGTATGCATGATTTCTCCACCTCTGATAGGCGAACCTAACGGACGTAATCTACCAACTTCTAATCCGATGCCAGCACGTTTGCTAGCATATTTGGCCATCATTTCTCCAGAGGCGAATATACTATCAAGATCGTCGTCGCTGCGTATAAGAACGCAACTGCTAAATTGTTTTGTGGGGGTTCCGAGGCCAGCGAGAACAGGAGTAGCCAAAGTAAAAAGGCCATCAGATGCGGCATTGTAATATTCCTTTATGTATTTCATTCTAGCAGAATTTGGTTCTTCTTTATGGAAGACAGTAGCTGCCGCAACCATGTATCGTATTTGAGGTGTTTCAAATACTTCTTTTGTTGAACGATTTCTGATCAGATATTTTTCAATCAACTGCTCAATTGCAGCATATGAATATTGCTCATCTTTGTCATGATCAATAAACGAGTCCATTTTATTCCAATCATCTTCACTGTACCATGATAATAATTCAGGTGTATAAAGACCAATTGCTATATTGTTTTGCACAATTGAATAGAGGCTCGGTGGGTTGTATTGTCCGTATACATCTTTGCGAAGCATAGATAACCGTTGTTTACCGGCTACAAATTGATAGTTAGTGTGACCAATATCAGGATTAGCTTCAACATCAATAAGATCAACGATTGCACGTAATGTTATTTCATCGATTTCTTTGGTTGTGATACCATCATAATAGTGTGGCTGACTCTTGATTTCAATCATTGATTGACTGACATCTGCTATTCCCGCGCATACTTTAGCGATTTGGGACTGCCATTTTTCAATGGTCAATGGCTCTCTTTGGCCATTTCTTTTTATTACTGTAATTTTGTTCATATCCATATGTTGTTACTCTCGCTTATCTGTCTACTTAAATCCGTTTAGGTAGTATTTATTGATGATAAGCAAGATGTTAAAAAATTGATAAGTTATTGAAAATTAAGGATTATTAATTAACTTATCACCTAATACAGAGTATTATACACTACAATTGGTGATAAGTCTAGTAAAATTTTTACTGAATCGATGATTTATACGTAAACGAGAAGATACCAATATCGTCTAGTAGACTGTTTGTATAATAGATACCGATGGCGGATTGACCACCTGAAAATGCTGCTGTAAAATCAAGCCAACCAAGAAAATCCTCATTTCCTACGTAATCATATTCATCTGACGAATGGATTTGTGAATTGGCTATATCAGCAATTACTGTGATAATGCCTTTTCTTGTAAACTCTCCTACTGTACTGGAGTATACATATTCTATTTCGTGAATAATTGATCGTTGTTGAACACCCTCGATTGACACGGATGATGGTAGATTAAACAATTTTCTACTAGTCAATGTATATATCAATGGTAGAGCTATAGTTTCATCTACCTCGTACAGACCCTTGCCACTAAATTCAGGTACATAAGTTGATCTGATTGGTAATGAATAATAATCCCAGCGGTCAGATTTGATATTTCTAATTATATTGCCAAAATTATCAGAATAAATTTGAGGAATAAGGACCCCATCATTATCACCAACATTCGCTAGGATGATATTATCGATTATGTTTTTTACACCAGTCTTAATCCAAATTGCTTGTTTTATAATATTAGAAAATTTTAAATTGCTAATTAATGTATTTCTAGCGCCATATTCTTTTCCTACAATTGATGGATTGAAAAATTCACCAAAGACCATGCCATAAGTACCAGATGAAATAGTACCATCAACAAATTTATTATTATCGATATCGTAATCGGAGTAAACACCATAACCAAAATTATTAATAATTATATTTTTGAATAAGTTATTAGTAGTGGTAACACTCTCACTTACAGCCGCCATTGAAATACCATAATTGGTGGTTCTTGTGCCAGAACTCCATGTACTAGACAATGCGATATTTTCAAATATACTATCTTTTACTGCATCTAATTGTAACCCATCTGACACATTATCTAACACGCTAATAGATAAATTTTTGAATATAATATTTTTCGGTTGATTTAATGATGTGGTATTCTCAATAGAATTAGGTGATCCAGGACGTGATAATTCATTTACAAATTTAACAACAGCGGTGTCTTGAACCATTGTTAAAACAAATTCGCCATTAGTTACATCATCTGTAGCAACGTTATTTAATATTAAACTTTCAGAATCAATGACGTCTACGACAATAGTGCCGGGTGAGATTGATGGCCCTGATACTATTGCACCAATCATATATTCTGCTGCACTAATAGTAGATATTGTAAAACTATTATAGTTTGCATTTCCTGTAATGTGTCTATCTCTGTTAAATTTTAAAATGGTTTTATCAATACCAGCACCTACTATTGTTGCATAACTGGGAACATATAATGTATTGGAGATATTATATGTTCCAGGTGGTATTTCAAGGATAGATCTAAATTCTGGATTAGCTGATGCCAAACTCCCGGCTGCTGGTAATATGATATCAAAAATTTGCGGATCGGTTTCTGTGCTAGAAGATGGATTATCCATTGTAATACTAATACCTGGTATTACTGATAAAATAACGGTATCAACTGGAATTCCTGGGCCACCTATTTCTGCTCCAACATACGAATAACTAGCACTAGCAGTATTGATTGTATAACTTCCTGGCGCTGATACAGCATTGATTGTAATAACGGGTGGAACATTCAGAAATAATTGATTAATAGCATTTTGTAAGCTAACAGTGTCGTCAACTATGCCATTCCCATATGTGCCAAAATCGGCAGTATTCACTCTATCATCCAAGCGAGACTGTATGGTTCGTAAAGCAGTATACTTGACCGGCACTGATGGACCAGTTACCGATATTGCCCGTAACAAAAAGTCAACACTTCTAGTGTTCAAATTTACTGTTTGATCAGATATAATGTTGGAATTATTTGAAATAGTTACAGAAGAACTCCCGATTTCAGTTACCACTGAATTATTCAGGATACCGGTGCCATATATCTCCATTCCAACCACAAATTTATCTATATTTTGTGTGATATTTGTTATTATATTTGATCCTGGATGAACAGTTCCTGTAAATGTAAAACCTGTTCTGATATTATCCAATCCTAATGCGTTAGTTGGTACCGTAAATTGTGATCCATACGATATCCCATAACCAATCGATGTAATGTTTACAGTTACGACCGCGCCATTAAATACCGTGATAGTTGCGGTTGGTAATGATATTGGCCGATCACCATATGTAACCCACTCTAATTCAACATTATTGTAAGTACCATCTGTATAATCAGTGCCAGGTGCTACGATTTCGACTCTTTGTATTGATCCACTTGCTTTATAGATATAATCTAAATTGCCAAGTAAATTAGCTGATTCGCCTTTTAAATTTGGTACATCAAGTTCAGTTAACAATCGAGTGTTGCCAACATGTGGTGCACCTTCGGCAACAGAGCCATTGCCAATATATAATTCTTGGGAATCAATCGCCCACCCTAATTCACCACTTGCTAATTGTGGTAATCCAGTGCCACTGAATTTTCTTCCGCGACGCTGTTGTATTCTTGAAATGGAAACTATTGCCATAAATAAATCCTCTTTAGTATTATTTATGCAATACTTGGTGTCTAAAAGGTATTGAGTTTAAATATTAGAAAAATATTGATCAACCCGATCCCACATTTTTGATTCATATAACTGCCATTCTGAACCTTCTATAATGAATTCTTGGTATTGTGGATTACTTAAATTCGAACCAACCAATTCAGGCTTAACGCACATTAGGATTACTCCCTTTTTAATATTAGTTCCATGAATTTTATTATGAGCAGTCCCATAAAAAACCAATTGTATTAAGTAATCTTCGATATATTCTAGTTTTTTTGGTTTGTTGGTTTGTTTGTAATCAAAAATTGATTCTGAATCTTTGTGGACACCAACTGCATCTGCTGTACCTGCGTACAGACCTGGGTAGTATAACCCAACTTCGGTTCCCCAGATTTCATTGATATTAACTAATCCCTGATTTATGATAGTTGACGCCATTAAATGACTTTGTTTACTATACGGATTAGTACCGGGGGTTGATAATTGACCGGTCATGACAAAATCTTCAAGGTACTTGTGCATTCGTGTACCCCTTCCAGCAGATTCGAGTGTTATTTCTTGTGCTTTCTTATCACCAACAGACTTTCGCCATGCTTGCAATGCAGCTACTTTTTCTACTGGTTTAGTTGAATCTAGGATAGTAGTTACTGATGGGACTTTTGATCCGTCTGGGCAAACATAAAGACGTTTGCCTTCGACGGATTCTCTGTTGATTTGTGTATAATTGAATCGTTCTTGTAATAATTTCATACAGTATTATATGATAATAATTAAAGAATGTCAACTTTTATTTTGATTTTAGTGCATGCATTGCAGTTTGTGTAACCGTACCGTGTGTTGGATCAATTGGTGGTTGCCCTGGATTACCTCCGCTATTTGTAGTGGCTGTTGTACTGTTTAGGTCAAATTCTACTCCATCACCATCTACTCTGCCGGTTTTATTGTCAATCATATTTTGCAGAACTGGTGTACTATCCAATAATTTAGTAAATTCATCATACCCAGGTATCCTTGGTGCGCCTGTATTGGCATCTTCTAATGCTCTATTCATTGCATCCCATGTTAATGTAACTGGTTTACCGGTTCTTTCAGATGCTGCACGAGCCGCCAAAAATAAATCTGCTAGCGGCTCAATAGATTCACGAAGTTGATTTACTTTTTTTTTGAGCTTAACAATAACCCTAGTTTACGGCTATACTCAACACTTTCTCTTTTCATTCTACCTGCTTCTGCAGCTGGTGGTGGTAATTCTTCACCTTCTGGTGCAGGGGGTAATCCGCCTTCTTCACCTGGGATTTGTGGTGGTTCTTCACCTAACCCTGAAGCCACCGCTGACCCCGGTGTGCCACCGCCCATGGTTTCTGCTTGTTCACCTGAAACGATAGCCAATCCATTTGATAATCCTTCACGAGCTGACACCAATGCACTATATAAGCCTTCTAATGCACCACCTACCACTTCACTGAATTGTTGTGATACATCACTGCCTTGTTCTCTACGAATGGCATCTAACAATTCTAATAATTGGTCTGCTTTCATGGCAGCTGTATCTTCAATCCAGTTAGTAATTTTACTAACCATATCTTTGGTTGATAAGATGTTTTCAGCTTTTTGTTCTTCGCCTTCTAATAAAACCCAACTAGCTTGTGCTTCATTAAGATCATAGCGTAATGATAATTCAGCCGATAATTCTTCTCTATCTGATTCACCCAATTTCATACGTTTGATAGCATTGTTGATCCAACTTTCTGGAACTGACATGTTTTGTGCTCTATGGCGGATTGCTGTATACATAGCTTGTTCACTCACTTGTCTTGTTTCAACTGGTTCTTCAACCGATTCTGATCTTTCAAAGATTTCTTGGTTGATAACATCCAATAACGCTTTTGTTTTTTGATATGATTCATTTTCTAAAATAGAATCATAGCTTTCTGATAATTCAAATTGACTGATATCAGTTCTTAATTTATTACGTGCGTCTTCTAATTGCACGTCACTAAACTGCTCTAATTTTAATTTATAACCAAATGTTTTACTTAAACTTTCGTTAAGTTTTTTGCTGGTTACCGGTTGTGATAAATCTTTAATTTGCATGTTAGGTTCCTTAAACATATTTTATAATGTATTTATACAAAAGTATTCTTAAATAGTTTAGAAATTCTGTTTTTGTAAAGCGATGCTCTATAATCACATTCTTCTAGTTTGGTTAGTAGTATTGGGTATTGTTCATTATTTGATGATTTTATGTAATTCTTTGAGATCATAAAATCAGTATAGTTGGACCAATAACTATTATCTAACTCTTTAATTTCAGAACATTTGCTGAAAAATCTATGATGATATGCATTAGCAGCCATCAATGCACAGCTTTTCAAATGATATTGATTAATCAAATCTTTATTGCTGGTATTGTAAACTCCCCAATTTTGATTGGGTAATTGTCTAACCAAAAAGTTTTTATATAACAATGACCCATTTGGGAGTATATTTATTGGCAATTTTTGTTGTAATTCTGCATCAAAATAGGATGCTAAATCTTTAATTGTATTTGTTGATTTCTTCATTGGCTATAACAACTGGATTTTCAAATCCTCTTTTTATTACTAGATTTTTTCTTATCATATATTCCAATTTTACTCTATCGTGACTATTGAATGAAGATAATAATCTGGGTGATTTAATTTTTTTTAAAATATCAGCTTCTTCATTTGTTATCCAAATATCAATTGGATTAATTAAATCACAAATTCGCATATTATTTAATTCCGGCAATAGTTAACATTTTATATAATAGATCAGATTCAGCCAGTTTTTTATTATTACTCATTGCTGATCTAGCACTTCTTTCAAACTCTTTATCAGTGATATCTGTAATAAAATCATCACCTTTATCACCACCAACTTTACGATTGTGTCTGCCTTTTTTAATTAAATCTTTGTTAAGTTCATCCTCCATCGATTCCGATGTAGTTTGATCTCCCATAGTTACAACAGAGCCTGGTTTAATTGATGCTGGGTCCATTGATGGTGCTTTAAGCTGTCCGGGATGTTCTTGGTCGGGTGTTAAGGTTTTAGCATCTATTTGTTGGCCGTTTGATAATTCAGCTTTATCGCCACTGATTCCTTTGACTGTGATGGCGTTATCTTCGCCTAGAATATCTTTGATTTTCATTTGTTCTCCAAGGCTGAGTTCAGCACTTTGTAATTTGTCTATATGTTTGAATAATTTATCTAATTGCCCACGCGAACGAAGCAATTTATATGCTAAATTTTCAACTGATTGTTCACCGCCTTGCTCAAGCCCAGCTTTACGTAATCTACGTATGTCATCTAATGTATCTTGTGCAGATGCGATATCATTCGATTTTAATACTTTGATAATTCTGGAAGAATAGTTACGTGCTTTATTTTTAATTTCTTGTGGACTTGCATTTGGTTCTTCTCTGGAAGGTTTAACTAACCATTTATTATCCAAAATGCTATAAATGCCAGCAGAATAGTGATGTTGTTTACTATCCTGTACATATACTTCAACTGGGATACTTTTAATTTTTAAATCATACTTGAAATTATAATTGTTTTTCTTTGAATTGAAGTAATCTTCTAATTCTGGATTATCAATATCAACTATTAAGTGAAGATCAATATCTGACACATTTGAATAATTAAAACTGGCATTTGACCCACTGATGGTTATATCTCGTAATTTTAAATTTTTGACTTTTAACGTTTCTAAAAAATTTCTCGCAATCATCAGTAATTTATGACGTACTTCTGGTCGTAAATCTGTATCTTTCCATAGTACTGGATTTAATATGTCATTGATTGTGAATGATGGAGTTGATTTTTCTGAGATGTGCATATTAAAATTTCATTATAATGGTGACAACAGTTGATAATAAACCAGCGATAATTGTTGCAGTAGCCCCAATGATTACTTTGCTCATACTTGATTTGCTTTCTTCAATTTTTTCAAATAAGGTTTCAACTTTTGTTTCAATTACTTGCAAACGTGATTCTAAATTTTGGTATCTTAATGCACATAATTCTACGTGGCTTTCTAAATTTTCTTTCTCAATATCAGTTGGTTTTAATGTTGTCATCGAATTCTCCGTTGACCCTGCTCAAGGGTATAGGTGTATTTATAGAATTTTACTGAAAACAATATTCTTACCTGGTCCATCAGTAACAAATACTGCATATTTTTGCTCTAGTAATTCGTCCAACCCATTGATATATGGGACCAATTCAAAATCATCTTTTAAAAACCCAATTGGATCACCATCTTTTTCGTATACGCCATCACGTTCGGATTCAAAATCAAAACGCCATACTCTGATGATTTCATCAGTATCAAACCCCACTAATCTTCCTTTAGTTTCTGTAATTATTGGACTATTCAAAAACATAATATTGGATCGTATACCTAATGTTTGAATAATTGTGTTAAAATTCTGTTCCTTCCATCGGGCTGATTCCTTTCCAATTTCTGCTCGATATTGACCGGTATGTGTAATGTCTACAAGAGTATATAATTTATAATTCATGTTGTATTTACCATGCATAAAAAAAGCCCACAAATTTGTGGGCTTTATATGTACTAAAGTGAAAGTTATTGCTTAAGAGAAAGCAATAGAAGCACCAGTCCAAACACCTTCGGTGATAGCAACAGCGCCGTCGTATTTGTCTGCACTGTCAACACCTTTGATAGCTGCCAAGATTGCAGCTTCTGCATCACCCCATGTTGGAGGAACAGTTACTTCATTTGTATTGACATCTGAATCATTTGCAGTATTATCAGCAATCAATGCAACGAATGCAGTTGAGCTAGGCGCATAAATTGCATAGATTTCGGCATTTAATTGTAATGCACGTACTGCAGCTGAATAATAACTATTAGAATCGGTATAAGCACCAGTTGCACCAGATTGTTTTGTCAAATCTTTGTCATTGCTGCCACTGTTGGTAATAGTTACAGAAATAGTACGTAATTTACGTGTACCGAATTGTGTGCTTGGGCTAGTTTTTACGTAGTTAGCAGCTACGATTGTATTTAATAATGAAGGCATAATCTTTCTCCTTGTATGCTTTTCACCCACCACTCCGTGGGTTTGTAATATTATTTATCTTTTTGCTAAAAAATGTGGTTTAAATGGTTACTTGTTAGAGTTACTTAATTTTTTAATTCCACGTTTAAATTTGCTATTATCACCAGATTTTATACTATTAATAAAACGCCTCTCTAAATCGATGGCAGTTTCTGGATCATAATTTTCTCTAATTAATTCAAGTATATTGATAGCACTTTGAATAATGTTTGAGCCACGACTTTCTATAACTAAATTTGTATCTCTACTAATGCCAATTTGACTTAATTCTTCAAGAATTGAACGTGTTGATTTTTTCATAACCTGTTTCCATATATTGTATTTATGGACATTGTGTTAAATTGGTTGACTTTTTTCAAAAGTGTGGTATAATTCATTTCTCATATAACAGACATACACTGGAGAACTTATGTCAACAATCACAAACAAACTTCCACAAGCTGGTAAAACTGGCTACGATATTAGATCTGATATTTTAATGATGGCCAAAGAATTGGCTATTAAGGAATTTGATGCTGAATTTAAGTATTGGGAAATTCAGCAACAAGGAATGGAACACAAGCCAGAATTCCCATCTATAGATAAAATTCTTGAAATTGCCAATCGAATGAATGAGTTTGTGGGCAAGAAATGATGTTGAAAAGGGCTCTCGAGAGCCCTTTTCTATTCTATTGATTCAAAGCCAAAAAATTCTGGATGTAATTTGCCCCATCTACGCATGGATACAGCTGCCCGAGAATTTGCTTCATTTTCCTGTGGGCTACCGTCTTTGCCACTGTCATTAGTTAGCTCACCTTTAAGGTCTTGTATATAGTGGATTAGTTCATGTGTGAGAGTTCTCATGACATCTTGTATGTGACGATTGGATATCATAACGTTGATACTTTTGTCTGCTGGTCTATATCCACCGAATGAACTATTTTTTACACTATAATCACTATTTTTTATTAAATGAATAGTTGGTAGTTCGTCTAATTCTAAATCAGTTTTTAAAAAACTTAAAAATTCTTTAAGTAGTTTTTCTGCTTGATTGTGTGATAGACTTTCGGTTAGTATTTCTCGTATTTTCATTTGATATCCTGATAACTATTATTTAGCAATCTGAGCCCGTGCTTGTTCTGCTAATAATTCTGAAACCTTTGCATTTAATGCAACGTTATCCCAGGTATTTTTAATAGCGTCATATGAAGAACCCTCCCAAACTACTAACATGCGTTGTGAAATACCACGGTTAGTTGTAGTTCCATCTGGCATTTCTTCTATTTGGAATGGTCCCATTTCTACTTCAACTTTGATTGTTTTTTCTTTGATATCTTCATGAATTGCAGTAATCAAAAATTCACTAGATGAGATATTTTCTGATAAAATGATTTCACCTGTGAAAGATTGAATATTAGTTAGATCTGTCATAATAATTCCTATAATTGTTTGTTATGGTATTTATCCAATAAGCTAACAGCCTAATTCCAAAGTAACTAGGCTGTTGGGTATTAGGTTTTAATTATTTTCCAATTTTTCAACTCTTTCAATTAATTCTTTAATTGCTTCTATTAATACTGGAACCAATCTTGCATAATCAACGGTTAAATAATTCTCACCAGATTTTGATGTAATAATTCCATCAAATTCCGAAGTTTCCATATCAAATGGCGCTAATGATACTATTTCTGGTAATACTTGTTGCACTTCTTGTGCAGATACCCCTAACTGAATTTCTTCTTTAGAATACCCAACTGATTTTGCTAATTCATTATTTACATATCTAAATCCATTCAATGATTTTATAATATCAATTGAATTGGATATATTTCCTAAATTAGTTTTTAATCTTTCATCAGAATAGTATGCAGTTATATTACCAGTAGCAGCAATTTCATTTGCAACATATAACGCTTTTGAATTATATATTCGAACCCAAACGGTATCTATCTGATAGATACCACCACCATATGAATCATTAAACCACCCGGTAGTTCCATTACTTCTAAACCATGCAGAACAACTTATTGAATTTGAAACACCAGAATCGAACCCAGTATAAATCCTACCAGCCGCACCAATCACATTTAGATACGATGAACTATTTGGGTCGCAATAATATCCAGTATTATTATAATCATAAAATATAGTTCCAGTTAAACTACTAGTCATTGTTAATGAACCAGTATAAGTTCTACCGCCAGTGCTTAAATATTCAACCCATGATGACCAGGTACCGGATGACACATTGCGCTGGCACAATCTATTTGAGTTATCTTCCCAACCCCATGCGATTTGAGTACCCCAGTAGTTACTCGTATTGGAATGTCTATAATGGTCGTAAAACCACCAAGTACCACCTGGGCTATTAGTAACAGATGCATCATCACCGGCATGTCTCATACTCCCTGCAGGTGTATTATTGAAGTCAGTATTTAAATTACTGGAAGTGCCTGATCTAGCCCATCCATTTGGATATATTATATTAAATCTAGACCAACTAGATGGGTCGCAATAATAATATGTGTCATCAGAATCATAAAATATCGGTGCTCGCAAAGAGCTAGTTGCAGTTAGATAGTTTCTAGTGGTCTGTACAACTCCAGTATGATCGATTGATAAAGCAGTCTTTGATCCTGTTGCAAACGAATCTGTTGTAGCAATGTATATTTTGGTGCCATAAGATCCAGATGATTGTACATAAATACCGGCTTGTGCCCCAGATGATGACCACCCCCATGTAATTGCTTGAGCATAGTCAGCTGTAGATTGACCGGTAAAATTCAATTGATATAAAGCTGTTCCTGGAGTAGTAGTGTTTATTGTTTGTGCACCAGCTGGTAAACTGACAATATTTAAAGTAGAAGTACTTGCTGGATCTACATAATATGCAGTATTATCAGAATCATAAAAACTAGGAGCTCTAAATTGAGTAGATGCTTGTAAGTATCCATTATAACCCAATAATGAAGTCCATTGCGTATTTTGTGCATAATTAACCCATTGTAAAATACTATTAGTTCCAGTACTAGATGGAACCATTCTAATAGCATTTCCAGAAGGATCATTATTAATGAAATATGAATTTCCTCCCAAAAATCCGGCAGAATATAATAATGAATTACTTGCTGGATCTACATAATATGAAGTATTACTTCCATCATAAAAAACCCCAGCATATAAATTCCCAGTAGAACCACCGCCATTCGCACCATATAATGGTATTGAATACCAAGAATTCCACGTTGAATCAATACCTTTTCTAATATTAAGCCACGGATATCCAGTGCCATTTGTTGCCGTTGAACCAAATGCTAATTGATATGACGCATCACCTGTACTAGCAGTTGTACCAGTCCATGGAGCGTATGTCATAACACCTGCATAATTTCCACTAGTACCAGTTGTACTTGCATTAGCAAAATCAAATCTTACTGCTTGTGGGGTAGTAGTTGGTAATTTTTCAGCAGCATTTCTGTTAACACTATCCACTGAAGCAATATAGGTAGCCGTTCCGCTAGTCGGTCCAGTGGCACCATTAGTTCCATTAGTTCCATTAGTTCCAGCAGGTCCAGTGGCACCATTAGTTCCATTAGTTCCAGCAGGTCCAGTAGCACCGGTATACCCAATTACACCACTTGCACCTTGAATTCCTTGAACACCTGTTGCACCTGTATACCCAATTACACCACTTGCACCTTGAACTCCAGTTGCACCACCAACACCAGCCGCCCAAGATACGGTAGATCCATTTGTCGATAAATATTTTCCATTTTGGCCAGAAACCGATGGTATACCAACTGCTTGTGTCACCCCATCTGGGAATCTTACACCGGTAGTAGTTTCAATAGTCCCATTTACTAATAATTTTGAACTGTTGACATTGGTGGTAGAGCCAATTAATACATTACCAGAAGCATCAATTCTTAATTTTTCAGTGGGTGCCGCACCATTACTAGTTAAAAATGCTAGATAATTCGATGTATTACCACCTGAAACTATTTGTGCATATCTATTATCACTATAATCAACCGATCCGGTAATAAAAGTTAATGCAGATAATGGTGTGCCAGTTCCATTTCTATTTTGGATTATTGTGTTAGTCACTCCATCAACATCACGTCTAATATGAACTGCACCAGCTATAGTTGAACCTATTGTTCCAATTCCTAATGTGCCTGTATAGATAGATAAAGTACCATTGCCAGCAGTCCCATTACCGGAAGTGGCCATAATTCTTGTATCATAACCTACTGTTGTAGCACCACTATTGAAATCAAGATAAGGAGATGAAGCAGTATTATCTAATCTACCTAATGTAATACTACCACCACTATCAGTGCCGATACCAACTCTACTTGTAGCACCCCAAATTGCAGTTGAGCCATATATATTAGTTGTAGTAGTACCAGTACTACTGCCAATATTAATACCAGTTGTTGAACCACTTACGCCACCTGTGCCAATAGCAATATTTTTAGTTGCACCGCTAATAGTAGCACCAGTATCAATATTAAGTGTATGGGTAGCAGTTGATTGACCAATTTGAATTAATCCAGTTTGACCTGTACCACCTAAAGTTAATGTACCTGTACTAGCTGCTGTTCCCAAAGAAGTTGTAGTTGTAGTTGCACCAACTAACGATATTGTATTAGATGCAGTTAATGTACTAATAAATGATGCACCAGCTGCAACTGACAATGAAGATTGTAATGCAACAGGGTTATAAAAATAAGCATTGCCTCTACCAATTAATTCATTATTAAATATAGTTTTAGGATCAACTATAACATGATTACCGATAACTTTTAATGCATTAGTATTTGTTGTAAATTGATATACTCTATCAGCACTATTATCAATTAATAAGGCAATATTATTACTAATATCAATATAGATATCACTGATATTACCAATATTAACACCACCTGCTGCAGCAATTAATCTACTATCATAGACCGCAGTTGTTATATTCCATGGTGTAGATAAATTATATTGTAATATTGCATCTGCAACTAAACCAACAATATACATTTTAGTGCCATCGCTATTAAATTCAATACCGTTTGGTGCAGTTTCTTGAGTAGCAACTGAGAATGTATAAGTAGGAGTTGTAGCAGTAGTTGTTAAATCCCATGGTGTAGATAATGCGAATTGATAAACAGTATTATTAGTATCTCCAATAAGATGCATTTTAGTGCCATCTGGACTAAATTCTAACCCAGCTGGAACTGTATCTTGAGTAAATGTATATGAAGTTACATAACTAGCAGTAGAAATATTCCATGCAGTTGATAAATTAAACTGTTGAACTGTATCAGTAGTTGAATCATTAACAATATAAAAAGCTGTGCCATCTGGTTTAAAGAATAACGAATGTGGTGTTCCAGCAGTTGTAGTTACACTAAATGATAATCCTGAATAAACAGCAGTAGAAACATCGAATGCAGTAGATAAAGTATATTGATAGACTGTATCATTGGTTGATCCAATAATATACATTTTAGTGCCATCTGTTGACATACTTAATCCTAATGCATTGGTTTCTTGTCCAGTAATAGAAATACTATTAACATATCCCCATCCTTCAACACCACTAGTTTTAGTTAAGATTTCTTGCGTGTTAGATATTTTAAAATTACCATCTACTTCTAATTTAACACTTGGACTTGTTGTTCCTATACCAACATTACCAGTTCCTTTTGGTGTCAATAATATATTGATATTAGTATCAGACCCTTGAGCGGATAAAACCGGACTATTTCCTGTTGCAGATCCAGTTATTTGAACATAATTAACAGCAGATGTGGTATGCGATATTCTAAATTGCTCGTCTGATACATTAGATGACGTATAAAATCTAACGCTACCTCCACCCGTTGCATATAGACCAAAATTTGCCGAACCCATTGCTCCTAATTTTTGAATATTATTCGAATTGTCGCGAGAAAATAAGGTATATTGGCCCGTTGTTGTTGCATCGTCAAATTGTACCTGAGTATTAGAACTTGACCCAGTTTTTATCTTAACTGAACCCGTGCCTTTAGCTGCAATATTAAAATCAATATTCGAATCACTACCCTGTGCAGATATAGTAGGACCAGAACCAGTCGCTGCTCCAGTAACGTTAACATAATTAACAGCAGATGTGGTATGCGATACCCTTAATTGACTATTACTGCCAGCACCCCCCGTTCCAAAATTATGAACTCCCGTACCTTTAGTAACGAAGTTAAAAGTTACATTTGTATCAGAACCAGTCGCTAATAAAGTTGGCCAATTAGTAGTTGATGCGCCATTCGCTTGAATATAGTTAACAGCAGAATCAACATTAGCTACCAAAAATTGAATGCCGGAACTTGACCCCGTACGCAATCGAACAGGACCCGTGCCTTTGGTAATCAAATCCAACCCAACATTAGCATCACTACCAGCAACATTAATGGCTGGATAATTACCAGTTGTTTGACCGTTCAACTGTAAATAGTTTACAGCGGACGATTGACCTGAAACTATAGTCTGAAGAGCGGCACGGGTATAGAATGAGAGTATGCCAGTTCCTTTAGTTGCAATATTAAAATCTATATTAGTATCCGAACCTTGTGCGGATAATGTAGGACCAGAACCTGTTGCTGCGCCAGTTGCTTGGGCGTAGTTAACTGTAGAAGCAGTATGAGAAACCTGAAATTGTTTATTACCAACCGTATTAGTCCAAAACTCGACAGGTAGATTTCCTTTAGATGATAAAACCAAACCAACATTAGTATCGCTACCTTGCGCCATCATACCAACGGTATATCCAGTTTGACTACCAAATGCTCTAGGGTAATTTACAATAGAACCACCAGTACTATACGGATGGTCAGTTGCAGTAAATACAACTCCATTAGCAACTGCTAATTTAGTAATTCCGGTACTAACAGCACTTAATGTTAAATCAGTAGAGGGGGCAGTAACAGAAGGTGTAATAACAGCAGAAGCATTGGCAGTTCCAGACACATCTAATTTATACGCTGGTGAGCTAGTTCCGATACCAACATTGCCTGAATATTGTGCAAATTTTATAGTACCAGTATCTAATACTTCGATACTAGGAATACCAGACACATCATTAACAGCAAATATAGTACCAGACAAACTATTAGTGATACTGAATAATTGGCCAGCCGATCCTTCAAAACTTAATGTTCCGCTAGAAGTTGGGTATGCTTTTAATGTAATATTCTGAGCTGCAGTTGATGAGTCTGCCCCAGAAAATACAATCTTTGGATCTTCGGTAGACGAACCAATATTTGGTGTAATTACGATGTTACGATCATTATATGACATTTAAAATCCTACTTTTTATATTCTATATTTATCACAATCCATATCGGCCTCTTAACGCATTGAAACTTTGTACGATATCAGCAGCTGATAATGCTCGATTGTAAATATTAGTAACACCAATTCTACCGTCAAAACGATTACCGCCACGCACACCTATTGTTAATGTTTTAACGGTATTAGTAATAGCACCAGTTGATGCACTACTAGTGGAAACATAGGACCCATTTCTATATATTCGCAATAAACTACCATCATAGGTTGCTACAATATGATGCCATGCATTTACTGACACACTTTCATATAATGTTATCCAAGTAGCAGAAGCTGTACCCGCAGAAAATCGTTCGGCAGTAATTTGGGTAGTAGCCCCAGCAGTACCACCAAGAAAGTATAAATTATACCCATCTCGTCCAGACCCAGGATTGCTTTCACGGTCAAAAATACCAGTATAATTTGATGCTCCTGGATTTCTAGTAGGATATATCCATGCTTCTAATGTATATGGTGAATTACCCAAGAATTGTAGATTAGGGTTATTAGCAAAGGTTAATTGTTGCGATTTAGTATAATCATAACTAAAATATCCGCTTGAGTTGTATACAGGCGAATTAACTATAGTTGCAGTATTGTTGTTATTACTAATATCAGATACTGTAGTAGATTGAGTAATTATAGAACCAGTAGTTGGTGTGTAAGCTGTTAACCCTGTTTTTTTAGTTAATTGTGGACCAGAAACATATAATCGTTTACCGATTGCTAACGGAGTTGTCCATATTATTGACATGATTGCAGTACCCGCTTGATCTGCAACGGCAGTTAATGATAACCGATACCACCCATCACCAATATATTTAAGTTGTTTATCAACAATTACGCCACTATAATCGACCATAGTACTGGATGACAACGTATAATCAACTTGGCGTTGGGTTGTCCATGCTCTGCCAGTACCTGTCCAAAATCTTAATGATATAATATTAATAGAATCTATATCTCTAACATACCAACTTTGTGTTACTGTATCGCCTGCAGCAACTGATGATGCCCCTTCATAAATATATTGCGCCCCAGAATTATCAGATATGGTTATGATAGTATATGAGTTATTAACTGGGCCGCCGGTTGATATTAATGTTTTATAACATCGAGTAGCATTTAGAGAACTTAAACTTTCGCTATCGGGATACAAATTTTCCGATTGATTATAACTTTTAAGATTCACGGGGTCTAACGATAATACCAATCCAGAACTTGATAGTTCTGGTCCACTATAACAACTCATAATCCAAATCTCCCACGTAGCGCATTGAAGTTTTGTTTGATTTCTAATTCAGTTAATGTACGATTATACATCTTAACATTGCTAATATTGGATTTGGAATAATACGAATAACTACCAACATTAGCAGCACCAACACGCAATACACTTTGAACCCCAGTAAATGGAATAGTATCTATAGTATCAGTTTTTTTCAACACACCATTTAGATAAGTTTTAAAAATTGAACCGCTTTTAGTAACCGCAACTTGGAACCAATTTCCAACTATTATATCGGTACCAATAACCAAACTAGTTGTATTAGGATTAGCTGGTCCGGTATTAGTCCACACACTATATCGAAGTGTGGTAGAATTATATAAGAACATACAATGAAACCCTTGATATGCAATTAATGCGCTAAAAGATTCGGTTGCATCATAATTCCCAGGAGCAGAATCATTAATTCTAGCCCATACTTCTGTGGTATGATCATTATACAAATAGGTTTGAGAGCTTAATAATCCGCTTGTGTTTCGTACAGCATATCCACCTATTTTAGTAGACGCATCACGAGTAAAATTTATTGATTTTGTAGTATTATCGTACGAATAATACGATGGATTATTTAATGTAAAATTATAACCATTTCCACTAGTATCTAATAATGAGGTACTTCTAGCTATAGCTGTGGATATGGTTTTTGTATAATCGGTTAATGATGTGTCGATTTCTAATTGTGCACCCCATAAATAAATACCGGATACACCATCCCCGGTGGCAGTCCCATTCCCATTAGCGTCGCCCAAACTAATTTGAAGATTATATGAACCTGATACTGTAGCAGTAAAAGTAATATAACATCTATACCAACCATTTGACGCATTAACGATTGTAGTTTGCGAACCAGCAACAGTGCCTGCGGCCAGGTTAATTAAACTACCTGCACCCATGTATGCATTTGGTGATGAATTAGCAGTATCAAACCATATCATCGCATTGGTGAACCCAGCTTGTTTTAAATATATACTAAAAATGTAAGTAGTACCAGCAGTAAACTCTGAATAAGTTTGGTATGTAGATTTCCTGCTAGTTATACCATTATTACCAATTAATTTATCAGCAGTAAAATAGCCATTAGGATCAACCGCAGCATTTGCGGAAATTGTTGTACTAGTTCTACTCCAAACAACATTGCTAAAATCTTCACTATATCGCAATAAATTTTCATACTTATTATAACTTTTCGGATTAGCAGCATCTAAACATAATAATAGATTACTGGTAACGACAGATGGAGAATGAGATAACATTATAACCCAACCCTTCCGCGAATTGCGTTAAAATTCTGATCAATTTCTGCCTGAGATAATTGCTTATTGTATATTTTAAATGTTATCAAATCCATGGGAATTTTATAACTAGAATCATTCACCCAACCGGAAATTCTACCAGTACCTGCAGTAAAATTACGAGGCGTTGCGTGTTGAGTACCAGCCGTTTGTGATAATGTTTGATTAACAGTATCAATGTACATTTTATTACTTGTATAGGGGTTACTTGATAGTGATGTATTATTGACCATTACAAAACAATAATGTTTCCAGGTATTCAATAACCCAAGATTTGTTGTTTGAGTTGACGTTAACCCATATCGATCGCTTGCTCCGGTATTAAATCCCATGTACCCTCCAACCGCATAAACATCATAACCAGAGAAGCCAAATGGCATAACACCATTTAAACTTTTTAATTTTGCTACCATTTCAACAGTAATAACATCACCTAACGTTCCTGCGGAAAAATCTGCGTAATTAGTAGAACCATCAAACGTTAACATATTTGAACCAAATACCGGACTAGCATACAAAGTTGCATTTGTTGGAGTTATAAGATTAGTCCAGTTTGCTCTATTTGGATTAGTAAATGAATTAAAGGTGGTAGCAGATGAAGAACGTTCTACTTGAACGCCATCCCACCAAATAATATTTCCAGTGCCGCCAGAATTAGTTCCGTCTAATCGAATAGCAATACCTACTGTATTAGCATTTGAAAAAGTAGTTGTAAACGATACTCGCGTCCAATCTGGAGTTATATTAATTGCCCCAGATGGTGCTTCAACATATCCATTGGATGAATTTAATCCTAATATAAACAATTGTCCTGTTGTAGTTACAGAACCTTTTACATATGCGCTAACAGTCCAGGATTGACCAGATGCAGCATCAGCTAATTTTATATCTGTTGTATTTTGAAAGGGATCGTCCCCGGTAATTACCATTTTCATCGGTGTATTACCAACAGGTGAACTCATAGATGTATCACGAGATATTGTAGCACGAGATGCACTAGTCTTCCATCCATACAAATCCGTTGGGTTAGGATGTACGTTTGGACTAAAACTTTTTGGATTAGCTGCATCTAAATGCAATACTAATCCATCTGTGACAATAGATGGATTATAAGATATTCCCATCTAAAACTCCACTTCCATATCGTCTATATCTTTTCTAATAGCAGTAAATGACCAATAAAATGCATATTCTTTTCGATCAAAACAATTCCTATTCATACCAACTGTAAAACAATCATTTTCAATATCTATGCTATCAACCCAAAGAACTTTATTATGTTTAATATTGGTTATTTGAACTTGGCTTCCTGCTATTTTTACCAACCCATGAATATAATCGGGCAATTTAATAATTACCGATATGCCAGATATTGTAGCTTCCCCAGTTAATCTAACGCCATGGTATGGCGATTCCAAACTACCATATCGCAAACTCATATTTGGTTTAATTGGATGTTCAATCAAAAATGATTTACTGGTGGCTGCAAAAGACCCATTTACGTGTAATTTATATAATGGCGTAATCCCGATACCAACAGTGCCATCTGCTGTAATGACAAATGGTGTTGAATCAGGGTTGGCTTCGTCTTCTACTACTAACGCATTGCCTGATCCAGTTTGAGTGATTCTTAATGCATCACCAGCTCCCGAACTAGCCACCCGCACTTGTTGGAAAAAATCTGTTGCCGTACCAACCGCTGCCGTATAAGTAGCTATACCAGTAGTACCGTCGGTACTACCATCATAATAGGTTGCTGCAGTTAATCCATTACTTTCGGTATATAATTGGATAGTTATTAAATATTCTTGCCATTGTTTTTCATTGGAGACTTGGATTTCATAATTACCAGTGCTTAATTTAACTGCTCGAATATGACTACCAGGACCGCTGATATAACAAGCATCTGGTGTGTCTAAAGTAGTCCCTTCAGTGCGAATACACGCAATATAATATACGTATGTGTCTGCATTAATACTTCCTTGTACCGCGTGATTGGCATTTGGATCAACTATAACAATTTTATATCCAGCCGATGTATAGGTAGCAGTTCCCAGCGCAACAGTGACTATTTTACGCCAAGTTCCTGCTGTAGCACTACCGAAATCCAATTTTGTTTGATACATTGACAATGATACTGGTCCTGTAGCACCTTGAATACCAGTAGCTCCAGTGAGGCCAACTAATCCAGATGCACCACTAGCTCCTTGCGATCCAGTAGGGCCAGTTGATCCACTAGCACCTTGAATACCACTAGCTCCTTGAATGCCTGTTGCACCACTAGCTCCTTGTACACCACTAGCACCTCTAATACCAGTTGCGCCACTGGCGCCTTGAATGCCACTGGTACCTTGAATACCAGTTGCACCACTAGCGCCTTGAATACCAGTTGCACCACTAGCTCCTTGGGGACCATACGCATATAATGCTGCTGAAATCCAGGTGCCTGATCCCGATCCGTTGATATTTTGTGAAGTGGTGTTTGCTGTATATGCAGTAACTTCTACATAGTCGGTTGTGCCGTTAAAATAAGCAATTGTAGATAAATTTTGACCATACCCTGCACCTGTTAAAATCTGTGTTTGATCAATTCCAAGTTGTGTACTTCCGTTCTTTCTTAATTGGATATTAGATTGTTGGGTTGTGATAGCACCAGCATCCCACCACACTGCAACATTGATATTATAATAACCAGCAATATTAGGTTTAAATTGACTGGATGTTAACCAGTTATTAGGATCAAAATCATCAACGAATGTAACAACTTGATCAGATCCGCTGGTGATAGTTTGAGCTGTTCCATTTTTAACACCGCGAACTACATACGAGCCAGCAGTTAAAAATCCGCCATTTGCACCGCTTGCTCCCTGTATACCAGTTGCACCGCTTGCACCAACTCCAGTTGCACCAACACCACTTGCGCCTTGGGTCCCGGTTGCACCTTGCAATCCTTGTACCCCAGTAGCACCAGTGATACCAGTAGAACCACTAGCACCTTGTGTTCCAGTAGCACCAGTTAATCCTACAGATCCACTAGCACCTTGAATACCACTTGCACCTCTAATACCGGTTGCACCACTAGCACCTTGAATACCACTAGCACCTTGAATACCGGTTGCACCACTAGAACCTTGAATACCAGATGCGCCTTGAATACCACTTGCGCCTTGAACGCCACTAGCACCTCTAATACCGGTTGCACCACTTGCACCCTGAATACCAGATGCACCTTGAATACCACTTGCACCTTGAATACCAGATGCGCCTTGAATACCACTAGCACCTTGAATACCAGATGCACCACTTGCACCCTGAATACCAGATGCACCTTGAATACCACTGGCGCCTTGTAATCCGGTATCGCCTTTATCACCTGTTCTAGCAAAAGTTATAATTACATCTAATCCATTAGTCAATGAAGTAGTTCCGGAGATATAACTAACTGGTACCTTAAAATAATTCCCCGATTGTGTTAAAGTACCAGTGATAGCAAACATTGAATACGTTGCTTCATTCACTTCGTCTTTGATTGAGAAATGCCCTTTTATAGCAGATGTCGAATCATCAATTGTTAATAATAAATTAGTTACTACAATGCTATTGTGATCAGTATTATTGATGTATAATACCGTGGCACTAGAAAAAATAGAATTATTAAATTTTAAATAACCAGTGCCTGGATCAGTATCGGCGGTATTAGTTGAATAGAAATAATCAAGAGCAGCACCACCGAAGGAACCTTGCGGACCAGTAGCACCGGTAATACCAGTTGCACCACTAGCGCCTTGAATACCACTTGCACCTTGAATACCAGATGCGCCCCTGATACCAGTTGCACCACTAGCACCCTGAATACCAGATGCGCCTTGAATACCAGATGCACCTTGAACGCCACTAGCACCCTGAATACCACTAGCGCCTTGAATACCAGATGCGCCTTGAATACCAGATGCACCTTGAACGCCACTAGCACCCTGAATACCACTAGCGCCCCTGATACCAGTTGCACCAGATGCGCCTTGAATACCAGATGCCCCTTGAATACCACTAGCGCCTTGAATACCACTAGCGCCTTGGGTACCAGTTGCCCCAGTTAAACCAGATGATCCGCTGGCTCCTTGAACACCTTGAATACCAGATGCGCCTTGAACACCACTAGCTCCTCGGATACCACTTGCGCCTTGGATGCCACTTGCTCCCTGGGCACCACTCGCACCGATTACGCCGGTAGCACCACTTGCGCCTTGTGGACCATCTGGTCCAGCAGATCCAGTGGGACCGACTGGACCAGATGGTCCTACTAATCCAGTTTGACCAATTGGGCCCGTAGATCCTGTATAACCAATCGAGCCACTAGCACCTTGAATACCAGATGCACCTTGAATACCAGATGCGCCTTGAATACCAGATGCGCCTTGAATACCAGTTGCACCACTAGCACCTTGAATACCAGATGCGCCTTGAATACCAGATGCGCCCCTGATACCAGTTGCACCACTAGCACCTTGAATACCAGATGCACCTTGAATACCAGATGCGCCTTGAATACCACTAGCACCTTGAATACCACTAGCACCTTGAATACCAGATGCGCCCCTGATACCAGTTGCACCACTAGCACCCTGAATACCAGATACGCCTTGAATTCCTTGAATTCCTTGAATGCCACTAGCGCCTTGAATACCAGATGCGCCTTGAATACCAGATGCGCCTTGAATACCAGATGCACCTTGAACGCCACTAGCACCCTGAATACCACTAGCGCCCCTGATACCAGTTGCACCAGATGCGCCTTGAATACCAGATGCCCCTTGAATACCACTAGCGCCTTGAATACCACTAGCGCCTTGGGTACCAGTTGCCCCAGTTAAACCAGATGATCCGCTGGCTCCTTGAACACCTTGAATACCAGATGCGCCTTGAACACCACTAGCTCCTCGGATACCACTTGCGCCTTGGATGCCACTTGCTCCCTGGGCACCACTCGCACCGATTACGCCGGTAGCACCACTTGCGCCTTGTGGACCATCTGGTCCAGCAGATCCAGTGGGACCGACTGGACCAGATGGTCCTACTAATCCAGTTTGACCAATTGGGCCCGTAGATCCTGTATAACCAATCGAGCCACTAGCACCTTGAATACCAGATGCACCTTGAATACCAGATGCGCCTTGAATACCAGATGCGCCTTGAATACCAGTTGCACCACTAGCACCTTGAATACCAGATGCGCCTTGAACGCCACTAGCCCCTTGAATACCACTAGCGCCTTGAATACCAGATGCGCCCCTGATACCAGTTGCACCACTAGCACCTTGAATACCAGATGCGCCCCTGATACCAGTTGCACCACTAGCACCCTGAATACCAGATACGCCTTGAATTCCTTGAATTCCTTGAATTCCTTGAACACCTGTTGCACCTGTATACCCAATTACACCACTGGCACCTTGAATACCAGTTGCTCCACTAGCACCTTGTAATCCGGTATCGCCTTTGTCACCTGTTCTAGCAAAAGTTATTATTACATCTAAATCATTAGTCAATGAAGTGGTGCCAGAAATATAGCTAACTGGTACTTTAAAATAATTACCTGATTCAGTATGATATCCGGTAATAGCAAACATTGTATACGTTGCTTCATTTAATTCGTCTTTAATTGAAAAATGCCCTTTTATCGCAGAAGTGGAATCATCAATTGATTGTAATAAATTAGTTGCAATTATGCTATTATGATCAGTGTTATTAATATATAATACGGTAGCGCTTGATAAAGTAGTGTTATTAAATTTTAAATATCCGGTGCCAGGGTCGGAATCTATTATGTTAGTGGAATAGTAATAATCTAGTGCAGTTCCACCAAATGAACCTTGCGGACCAGTCGCGCCAGAAATACCAGTAGAACCACTAGCACCTTGAATACCAGATGCACCTTGCGGACCAGTAGCACCAGTTAACCCGATAACCCCACTAGCACCTTGAATACCTGATGCACCCTGAATGCCACTTGCACCTTGAATGCCACTAGCACCTTGAATACCTGATGCACCCTGAATGCCACTAGCGCCTTGAATACCAGATGCGCCTTGAATACCAGATGCCCCGTGAATACCAGATGCGCCCCTGATACCAGTTGCACCACTAGCACCCTGAATACCAGATGCGCCTTGAATACCAGATGCCCCTTGAATACCACTAGCGCCTTGAATACCAGATGCGCCTTGAATTCCTTGAATTCCTTGAACACCTGTTGCACCTGTATACCCAATTACACCACTGGCACCTTGAATACCAGTTGCTCCACTAGCACCCTGTATTCCCTGTGATCCTAAAGTACCTTGGGATCCACTTGCACCTTGGAAACCCTGAGTGCCTGATGCTCCTTGAACTCCCTGTGCACCAGTTGCACCTGTGATACCAGTTGAACCACTAGCTCCTTGAGTTCCGGTCGCACCAGTTAATCCTATCGATCCACTAGCACCTTGGATACCTTGAATACCACTAGCTCCTTGGATACCTTGAATACCACTAGCTCCTTGCAATCCTTGTACCCCAGTAGCACCTGTGATACCAGTTGAACCACTTGCGCCTTGGGTTCCGGTCGCACCAGTTAATCCTATAGATCCACTAGCACCTTGGATACCACTAGCGCCTTGAATACCACTAGCACCTTGAATACCACTGGCACCTCTAATACCGGTTGCACCACTAGCACCTCTAATACCGGTTGCACCACTAGCACCTTGAATACCGGTTGCACCACTTGCACCTTGAATACCAGATGCACCACTTGCACCTTGAATACCAGATGCACCACTTGCACCTTGAATACCAGATGCACCACTAGCACCTTGAACGCCACTAGCACCTTGAACGCCACTAGCACCTTGAATGCCACTAGCACCTTGTAATCCGGTATCTCCTTTATCACCTGTTCTAGCAAAAGTTATAATTACATCTAACCCATTAGTCAATGAAGTAGTTCCGGAGATATAACTAACTGGGACCTTAAAATAATTGCCCAACTGAATTGAATCACCAGTGATAGCAAACATTGAATATATTGATTCATTCACTTCGTCTTTGATTGAGAAATGCCCTTTTATCGCAGAAGTGGAATCATCAATTGTTAATAATAAATTAGTTGCTACTATATTATTATGATCAGTATTATTGATGTATAATACTGTGGCGCTTGATAATGAAGTTGTGTTGAATTTTAAATAACCAGTACCTGGGTCGGTATCGGCGGTATTAGTTGAATAGAAATAATCAAGAGCAGCACCACCGAAGGAACCTTGCGGACCAGTTGCACCTGTAATACCAGTTGATCCACTAGCGCCTTGAATTCCACTGGCACCTTGAATACCACTAGCACCTTGAATACCACTAGCACCTTGAATACCACTAGCACCTTGAATACCAGATGCGCCTTGAATACCAGTTGCACCACTAGCACCTTGAATACCAGATGCGCCCCTGATACCAGTTGCACCACTAGCACCTTGAATACCAGATGCGCCTTGAATACCACTAGCACCTTGAATACCAGATGCGCCTTGAATACCTGATGCACCTTGAATGCCACTAGCACCTTGAATTCCTGGAGTACCAGTTGCACCTGTAATACCAGTTGATCCACTAGCGCCTTGAGTACCAGTTGCCCCAGTTAAACCAGATGATCCGCTGGCTCCTTGAATACCTTGAATACCTTGAACGCCACTTGCGCCTTGAACACCACTAGCTCCTTGATTACCTTGAGTTCCAGTTGCACCTGTGATACCAGTTGATCCGCTAGCGCCTTGAATTCCGGACGCACCTTGAGTTCCCTGAACACCAGATGCACCTTGAGTTCCCTGAACACCAGTTGCACCAATACTGCCAGCATTTCCTGATTGTCCCGCTGCCCCACTCGCTCCACTAATGCCAGTAGCACCGATTACTCCGGTAGCACCGCTTGCGCCTTGCACCCCAACTGTGCCTTGAATTCCAGATGCACCTTGTGCACCACTTGCGCCTTGTGTGCCAGTTGCACCACTAGCACCTTGGATGCCACTAGCACCTTGAATACCACTAACGCCTTGTGTTCCAGTTGCACCACTTGCACCTTGGATGCCACTTGCACCTTGGATGCCACTAGCTCCTTGTATCCCACTTGCTCCCTGTGTGCCAGATGCGCCGCGAATACCACTAGCACCTTGAACACCCTGAATACCAGTAGACCCGCTTGCACCAACGCCGCTTGCACCAATCACCCCGGTAGCACCACTAGCTCCATTCGGACCAATTGGTCCCGCAGCTCCAGTTGGACCAATTGGTCCGATCTCACCATCAATGCCTTGTGAACCAGCTGGTCCAGTTGCCCCAATATACCCGATTGAACCAGATGCGCCACGACTGCCTGATGCGCCAGGTAAACTTACACCACTCGCTCCTTGTAAACCAGCTGTGCCTTGGACACCAGTTGCCCCAATTAGGCCAATTATCCCACTGGCACCGGCTACTCCGGTGGATCCACTAGCGCCTTGTATACCTTGTACCCCAGATGCACCCATCTCACCTTTATCGCCAGTTCTAGCAAAGGTAATAATAACGTCCAAGTTGTCATCATATGATGTTGCTCCTGATAGATGAGTGATAGGAACGGTGATGTAATCATCATGAATTATGATATTGCCTGTTATTGCAAACATGGCATATACAGCTTGATTTGTTTTGTTTGAAACTGAAAAATGACCTTTTATCGCGGAAGTAGAATCATCAATTGTCACCAAATAATTGTAGGTGGACACTCCATAATGGTCAAGTGTACTGATATGTAATAAACTAGCATTATTAAATAAAGTATTATTGAATCGAAAAACACCAGATCCAGGATTTGAATCATCAGTTAATATATTATAAAAATAATCAAATGCTTCACCACCAAATGTACCAGCAGGTCCAGTAGCACCATCTACGCCAATAATTCCGTCAATACCAGCAGGTCCAGTAGCACCATCAATACCAGCAGGTCCAGTAGCACCATCTACGCCAATAATTCCGTCAATACCAGCAGGTCCAGTAGCACCATCTACGCCAATAATTCCGTCAATACCAGCAGGTCCAGTAGCACCATCTACACCAATAATTCCGTCAATACCAGCAGGACCAGTAGCACCATCAACACCAGCAGGTCCAGTAGCACCATCAACACCAATAATTCCGTCAACGCCAGCAGGACCAGTAGCACCATCTACGCCAATAATTCCATCAATACCAGCAGGACCAGTAGCACCATC